ACAAGTTATTATTCGTAAGATCGGCATTTGTACCAATCTTGAATTTATCTGAGTCTGAGTTATCAATACCCATTGTGTATCTTTGAACACCAGTTAACAGAAAGTGCATCAAAGCATCACCAGTACCTGCCTGCTCAATAGTCAAACCATTAGAATTACCAGTTGAAGCATTAGATTCCGATAAGTGAAGCAACGATGCTGGTGCAGCAGTTCCAATACCAACAGCACCACCGCTAAATGTAGCTGCATAGTTGTTAGTTGCCTCTGTATTGGCAGCGATGTTTAAACCATATGAATTCGTAACACCAGCACCAACCGCTTGACCCGCTGAATAGATAGAAGAACTGTTCGTGATAGTTGCATTTGTTCCCGCTATTGGAGCGCCATCTACAGAAAACCCAGCAGCATTCGTAAGCGTTGAAGCACCCACAAATGAATGCGTCGTTGGAGTTACGCGAAAGTCTCTTTGCAATGTCAAAGCACCAGTTGCATGTTGTCGAGTTTGACCTATATTAAAATATACTGACGGCGCTTCTGTCGAAGCTGTCAACCCTGTGTCTGCTGCTCCTGTGTATTGATATCTGACAGTTGATGCTGTCGATGATGTACCGACAGCAAAAATATGAGCCTGATTATCCACTGAATATCTATTTGAACCACCAACTTGAAGCTTAGTAGTTCCCGCACCTTTTGAGCTTAGTGCTATGTCTTCATTTGTTGCAGATGATATTGTAATAATCTGCGGCGATGTGGCAGCTGCATTACCTATAATTTTAATACCATTGACAGCACTTGCGGTAGATGAATCAACCAAAAATGTTGGGTTTGTTGTTCCGTTTGGTCCTACTGAAAAAGATCCAAACGCAGAAGATGTAATGCTCACTGACGAGTCCTGATCGATTGTCATTGCAGTAGATCGCGATGTCGTTCCGTTCGGAGTAACATTGAAATTCAACTTCGTACCATTAGCAGTCGATGTCCATGCTTCTGTCGTTACACCATTAATCGCAGCACCCACATTAAATGTGTGTGTTCCATCATATACAGAAGCAAATTGCAAACCACCCATTCTAGAGCCGCTTGTAATAGCAGAACCAGCATCATTAGTGACTTGCATGATGCCGCCACCACTTGAGCTATAAGCACCTAAACTATTAGCTTGAATGATAGGATTGGTTGCTGAATGCACATCAAGTGCTGCGCCCGGCGCAGTTGTGCCTATTCCAAGTCTTCCAGCTGTCGTTAGAGTCATCCCTATCGCACTGCCAGTGATAAAATCTAATCTATTTGCATCAGTTGTCCCAAGAGTAGCAGTAGCACCAAAAGCGTTACCACCCTGCTTGAAGTAAACACTAGGAGCGTAGCTAGTGTCTATAATCCTAGACCATCCAGTATTTGGAGCGCTCGTCTTGATATATGCAATACCAGTCAAATAGTTCATTGCAATCGAGCTAAGAGGAGCAGCTAAGCCACCACCTGAGCTTGGATCTGATGCCGTACCCATTAACTTGCTTGTTCCAAAAAGGTCCAAGTTCTGCTTTAAAGCTTTAACGTCGTTGCCGGAAAATATAACAGCATCGCCATAAACGACCCTCGTAAACATTACGAGTATTAGACTAATCAATATTGTTCTCATAGTTACCCCATTAAGTTGATGTCAATCTCACCAGCACTAACCGTCGCCGTTCCCACTGCTCTAATACTAAGTCTTGTCCCCGCTGCAATCCTCAAAGGAATAACACCATTGAAACCACCCGGCGGTATTAGCAAAGCTCTTGTCTCTGCTGCAGCAGCGCCAATGCCTAGCTCCATCGCGTAACCACCACCATCAAATAGAGTGATACCAAACACTGCCGAAGCGCCAACAGAAGCGGTTAACTGAACCCATGCCCCAGTTGTTACATTCGTTAGTGAGTAATCTAATCTTGCAGAACCAAGATAAGCTAATCCTGCATCTGATGTTGGCAATGGATTAGAGTTTGACGGTGTTGTTGTATCGATAGACACCGTAGTGGTAGCACCATTCTTAGTATACTGAATAGGGCCAGAGCTTACAGATGTCTGATTTACTGGCCAGTTAAATTCTCTTTGTGATGCCATTACCCACCTACCATCTTAACGGTTAACTTAGCCGTCATCGTCCCAGTTCCGCTTGTTGCTGTATATTTTAAAGCAATCCAAGAATATGGAACCTGGTTCATGTGAATTAATAAATCAGAGTTAGTTGTATCAACATTGATCGTTGCACCAAACTCAAATTTAGACCAATTTGTTGGGTATTTGCCCTGCTGAGCATTGGCAGCATCATTAGATCCATAGACCTCTAACACCCCAACTGTTGTACCTGTCCAAACAACTTGAATACCAACATTATCAAGATAATCGATATTAGTTGGGTTGCTATATGTATCAAAACTAGAAGCCGTACTTTGTTCGTTGAGCAGAACGTATGACTTCAACGTGTCCTTGCGAGCCATCTTTTAACCTCATTCCTTTGAAGTATCTATAACCTTCTTTTCTAACATATCTTGCCCCGCGCTCTTTCATCCTTCGATTAATCGCACTCCGTAGAGGAGAACTCATTCTCACCCCAAGGGCATCAAAAACCAAATCGTGCACTATCCCTTTTCGCACCCAAACCTGTTCACCAGGCTCAAGATGCTCATCAATTACACGATCTATAACTTCATAAAACAGTGAACGCCTTCGCAGTTCTCTAAAAACCGAATCCATGTATATACGCCGTTGTTATATTCCCAGCTCCACTTGTGTAAGTGAAAACCAAGCGCAGCCAGTTGTAACTAATATCAAGCTTATCAATCGCATAAGTACCAGCACTTGATACTGCAACAGATGCACTCGGCACATCTGACCAGTTAGCAGGCACTGTTCTCTCTAATGGAGAACCAGGATCATTACTATATTGTAACTTTAATGTTCCAACAGCTGTGCCTGTAGTTACTGCCTGAACACTTGCTGTAACCATATATCCTGAATAAACAGCTGAGCTATTAACACTAGCCCCAGCTGACTGTGCATTAAATACTAAATCATTTGTTACTCTCATTTAAACATCCTTGCTTTCATCAAAGCCTTTGCAAGCTTTGGCTTAACATCTTCCTTCTTTTCCTTAACTATCCCACCATGAGCATAACCTGTTGTATCAAGTGCATGATCATCGTGAGCTGCGCCATCTTCATACACATCACCAGCAATACCGCCATAAGCTAAATGCTCAACAAGGTTCTTACCTTTGCTGGCTTTATCAAACTCCTCAACAGTCTCTTTCTTGATTTTGCNNGGTAACTATCTGATTTTTCATGTATACCCCCTTCCTTATGGGATTAATGGCTTGTGGCCAAAGGTTTACATTCCACAGTAAACCGTCAAACCGTCTTATCCTTTCGTCCAGCTGCCTTCTGTAGATCAGTGGCATACATTCCCGAAAGATGTAAATCCTCTGTTCCTTTCATTGTCTGCTGCTGTTGACCCTGCACTGATTGCGGAGCATTTAGCGCTAGCTGATTAGCTGCAATAGTCTCAGGTTTTAACGAATCATCAATGTTCTCACCTAAGAAAAGGCTTAAACTCATCTTTGCAGCATATGGCAACACGAAGTCTTTCTTCGTTCCATACTTAGTTAGCTGATCAAAGATCTTACCCTTCATATCCTGATACATCTTAGGGTAAACCGTAGATAAAGCCTCTATTGACTCTTTAGTTAAAGCACCACTTGCAATGTCATCAAACACACCAACTGGGTTTTTAACTACATTGTAATAGCGCTCAAACTTATAAACCTCTGATGGACTTAACTGATAAGGCTTAGAGAATGGTTTAGCCTGTGGCATCTGTGGCAGTTTAGACTGCAAGAACTGAACAGCAGAACCAGCCTTGTAAGATATGTTCTGCGCAATTTGCGGAGCATGATCGGCTAGTGGACCAATGTTTTTCTCCATCACATCTACAAACTTATCAGGATTAGATGAAAGTTCTTTAATCACACCAATCGCTTTTGGCAGGTCATCACGCTCTTGCTGCTTTCGCATAAGCTCTTTACCTTCAAAGCCCTTAAGCTTCACAGCCCCTTTGCCCATTTGTTTAAACAACACGCTTGATGCTTTATCTATGCTACTGCCAACCTTCTTGGCCATCTCTTCAATCGCCGTAAATCTCTGAATGGCAATACCTGGATGAGAAGCCATGTTGTAAGCCTCAATCAAACCACCAATAGCAGGATTATGTAATCCAATGCCCATAGCAGCACCCTCAGCAAGTCCCACGTTATGCTTGCCAGCACCTAATTGATTAAGTGTGTTTTGATATTCTGCCTGTTTAACAGCTTGATCTGAAATGATCTTGTTCTTCTCAAGTAGTCTTGAAACAGAGTCTTTGTTGAATTCAGCATTAGGCAAATGCTCATAGCGCTTCTCAATCGTACTAATTAAGTCCTCTGACTTAGCTAGATACTCAGACAATAGATCAAGTCTCTCTGCACCTGTTTCATTATTAATGTTTCTAAAAAAGCTTCTCATCTTAGATGGATCAACTACATACTCATCACCACCACGAAGTCTTGGAACCTTCTTCATAAAGTTCTTGCGAAACATCTTCTCTGCATGCAAGTACTCTGTTAGCGCATCATTAAACTCTGTCTGTGCAACACCAGCCTTGCCCCACACATTTTCATTCTCTAATGATCCCTTAATCTCAGAGCGCAAGCCTTTAAGTACATTAATAGCATCTTTCTCAGAGATAGATGCTTGTCTTTCAAACTTCAAAAGAGGGTCTATATCCTTCTTAAATCCATTAATTGCCTCAAAAGCACCAGCAGCATCCCATGTGCCACCAGCAGTCAGGTTTTTTTGCATGTTGTCTCTGAAAACCTCAACCTTACGAGCAAAGCTTTGAGGATATATATCAGGCTCTGACTTAAGCTTTTCAATCGTACTATTAATACTGTTATTGATTTTATCTAACTCTGCCCCCGCAAGTGCTGGGTCCATGTCTTGTAATAAAACTCTGTTCTCTTGTGGTCTAACCTTAGAAGAGACATGCTGACTCATCTTAGATAAATCATCATATTGTTTCTGAATAGACTCACTAAAGTCTTTAACAACACCTTGCTTCTCGCTTAATGAAGTAGCAGCAAGCTCTCTGTCATTAATCGCTTGGCGAATTAACTCCTCTGGTTTGCCAGAAAAGAATGCTGAACCCTTAACATATCCTTCTTTAGCTGTAGCACCTAGCATATCAGCTACTTTGCTAATGCTTTCTTTTGCTTTATCTACAACCTTTGGAACAACCTCTGCACCAGCAGAAAGAGCGCCACCTAAAGCACCTGCATACATTGCACTCAATCCGATATTACTTAGTATCTTTTCACCGTTTAACTCTGGGTCACCAAGTGCCTCCTCTGTTACTGATCGACCAGCTCCATACACAGCACCTTCAACAGCAGAGCCTAAGGCATGCGCTCCGCTTTGAGCTAAGATCTTATGAACCAGTGGTGAAGTCTCAGGATTAACAAGCTTTGTTGCTGCACGCTCTGCAATCGGCAAAGCCTTCTCAGTAACACCAGCAGCAAGCTTTGATGCGATTTTAGCTGGAACAACTTCTGTCTGAGCAGCGCCAACACCTGGTATTAATGAGCTTCCCAATATACCAGTTGCTTCACCAGCAAGTGATGCAACCCCATGCCTTTGCTCTAACTCTCGCAACGCCTCTGGGCTAGCCGCTCCTGTGGCAGTTAACAGTTGATCACTTAGACCAAGAGTGCCACCACGAAGAATGCCTGCACCAAATGCACTGGCCGCATTTCCAAAACCTTCTCCATATTGTTGCTCCATCTTAAGATCTTGAATCTGTTCTGGTGTAGCAATCTGAAATTGACCAGACTTCACAGCCTCTAAGGCTTGATCTTGTGGCATTAAGCCAATATTACCAGAGGCATCAACTAAGTGAACCCCTGGTGTTTGTGTAGGTTGATCCATTATCGCCCCTTAGCTTTACCTAGTGGTTGAAACCCTTGTCCTGCCATGACGCCAAAGTTAATCAATCTAGTTTTATAGTTCTCATTTAAGTCATCGTTTAAGTTCTTAAAGAACTGTGCATTTTTGGCTTTGCCATTTAAAAACTCAGTGAAAGCTGTTGGATCTGCTAACTGCTGACCCATGGTCTTAATATCCTCTTCGCTTAAACGAGTTAAGCCATGCATTGCATTGATCCTAGGGATTAAATAAGATCTAAGCGCTGTTGCTCTAAGGTTCTCATTTGTACCTTTGGTTAAAGCCGCTGGATTGCCTACTAATGAATTAAGCTCACCTACCATCTTCTTAACTGGTTCATATTCACTTTGAAGATTACGAAGTGTTTTAGCACTTTCATCATCTGTTGCTTGATAGACTTTGCCATCAACAACAATACGCTTTTTGGCATAATCAGGGTCGGCCAATAACTGATATGGCTCTTGGTTAACCGGAATACCACCAGCACCGCCACCAGCTTTGCCATATACCATGGCCTTGGCCATCGTGCCTTGTATCTGATAAAGCAACGGAGCCATTTGCATTTTTATTTGCACATCTTGCAGTTTAGCATTGTTCTTAGCCTCTGCGCTCTGAGCCATAGCCGCTGCCTGACTTACCTTAGCACCAAGTGCGGTCAAATAAGCAGCTCTTGTTGCAGCCTCTGCTGTTTGCAAGTCTCCATACTTTCTTAAGTTAACAGACAGTAAGTTCTCTTTCTTACCAAGCTCCATCTTCTGAGCCTCGATAGACCTATCAACTTGTTTGTTGTATGCATCCATAGCCATGTTAGTGGCACCTGGACCTTGTAGCCCTTGGCCTATACCACTTAATAGCATGCCAACAACAATTCCAGCCTTCTGACCAGTCGTTGAATCATTCCATACCTTATATGGGTCAACCTTTTGATCCCTAACGTCGTTAAAGAGCTTGTCGTATTCTTCGCCAACCTTTTGCTTAGCCTTTTGCTGAGCTTCTGCCTGTGCTTTAAACTCATCAGCCTGTGCAGCCATCTTACCATAGATATCTGCCTGCTGTTTGTACATATCCTCTTGAATCTTAGCATTAGCCATTAATGGAGCTTTATAGCCTTCCATTAGTCCTAGAGTTTGAGATTGAGGAAGATTAAGCATATTTTGTGAATTATTACCCACTTCCGACATTTGATTTTGAGCTTGTAGTTGCTTTTGCAGTGCCATCTCTGGGGTCTCAACCTGTGGGACCTCTAAAGGCTTATTAATAGCTCCAGCCTGTTCAAGCTGTTGTTGCTTTTCTTGTCTTCCTTGTCCTGCAACATCACCGATGAATGATCCAATCTTACCTAATGGAGATTGATCAGCCTTGGCATGCAATGGGTCTAAATAGCTTTGTCTGTCTACAGGACTTAGCTGGTTCCATTGCTCATCACTGATTACACCTGGATCTGGTGATTTAAATTGTTGAACTGGCTGTGCTGGCATTTGCAATGGAGCGCTTAAGTCTGGCATCAATGAAGACTGTTCTTGTGGTTGAAAGTTAGGATCAAGAGCAGCTGGAACCTCTCCGCCTTTAGCCATCTTAACTGGCTTCATGTTAGTAATCTTGCCATGAATAGCATCAGAAATGCTCTGTTTTGCTACCTTGAACTCTTTGCCGTCTTTGCCTTTGAGAGTATATGAGTGCTCATCGTCTGAAATATATTCGTACATATTAACCTCTCTTTTTAGCTTTCAAAACATCACTGTATGAAGTCTCTTTTTTTCTCTTCTCAGAAAGCAGAGCCTCTACAAACTCCTTAGCCTTGTCAGGATCATTAGCCTTAGACCTAGGGATTACAATCTCACCAGGAGAGAGCATCGCTGGAACTATATCGTTCTTCTTGTTATCACCAGGATGAAGAGCAACCCCGCCAACATATGCACCATGAGCAGCACCTTTAGCACCAGCAGCAGCAATACCACCACCAGCGTTAATTAGCCCACCAGCAATCTGTGCTCTTTGAGCTGCATTTTGTCTAGATGTCTCAGCCTCAACCTGTTGAGACGGATTAATCACACCAGATAATGATCTTTGATTCTCAATTCCCATAGTACCCATTTGATTATATAGGTTACCTAGATTGGCCGTTGCCTGTTGTTGCTCTTGTGCTCTAAGTAGCGCTGCTTGACCACCAGTAGCCTGCTGAGTGTTGGCCATGTTTTGATTAATCAATCTCTGAGCAAGACCTGTATTAATTCCTTTTTGCGCAGCAATCTGACCAGCACCCATAGCTGCATTTCTATCCATTGCATCTTTAAGCTGTAAGGCCGCAACACTTGGACCTTGGCCTTTTTGCTGAGCTTGCAACACTTGAGCAAGTTGATTTTGCTGATTATTAACATTGCCTAGGTTTTGCTGTTGTTGCAGTAATGCTTGAACAAGCTGTTGCTTTTGTTCAGGTGTTAACATTCCTTGATATTGATTATTTAGCTCACCAGCATTTACAACGCCACCAGTAATGCCACCAGCGACACCGCCGACAAGATTACCAAGAATGCCTCCACCCTGACCGATTACACTTGTTACACTGCTCATATTAAAGCTCCTTCAAAAAGGCTAATTGATTACCAATATATTTAAAACCGTTCTCTCTTGCCAAAGTGCAAATAGTCGTCTTGTAACTACTTGCGTATAGATACTTAAAACCAGCATCTCTTGCTTGCTTAATTAAATAAGCAGTTACCATCTGCATGGCTTGCTTCCTTGCGTGGCGCTCAGCAAATGGATTAGAGATGTAATGCTCCATATATGCCATCTTTGAGTCTGTTTTATAGATAAACCCACATGCAATACCATCAACAATACCACCCACCTCTGGAATTACATCCTTTGGCAACGGATCAAGAGCGCGAGACTCCATCCATTCCACAATGAATTTATAGTCATCTTCCGTATAAGCTCTAACCATATGATTGGCTCTCCGATACTTTGTTTAGTCCTCGCTTGATTCCAACTTCAAAACTCAAAGCTGACAAGCTTAATCCCTCACCGTAAGTCGGTGACTGAGTATCATAAAAGGTAAACTGTATTGCTTCACACTTCTGACGAGATGGAAAGAGTCTGTACTGATAAGGCACACCACTTGGTGCACTTGCAACAGGCACCGCAATAGTCTGAGCAACGGTTGACACGAAGTCATAAGTTAACTCACAGTTAAGAGTGTGAGCAGACTTATAGTCGCCAACAACCAATGCTTTGTAAATTCGCTGAAAGCCCTGAATGCCTGCCATCTGTATCCATCCTGTTTGGATGTACATCTGAACAAAAGCACCATCATCTGTGAATATGCTTGGGTTCTCTTTATAGATCTTGCCATTAGCTTTAAGCCAAGTAAACTGCCCGCCAAACTCACATGAGTCCACAGCTGTGATTGAATCAAACACAGACCATTGTCCTACGTAGTAATCATACACAAGCACAACACCATTGCTCATAGTAAACCTAACCTGGTTTAAGGTGCTGATAAGCTTTGATGAGGTTACTGTATATGCATTGTAAGCTTCTACGGCGTCGCCAATGTAGTTAACACTTAAAGACCTATCCATTAAATATATGCCTTTAGATGATTGGAACATTAATCCAGCAGGTGTTCGCACGATTGACTTGTGGTTTGCACATCCTGCATCTGTAGTGACCAATTGGGCATCGATAAAATCATCATTAAAACCAGAAGGGCTAGGACCGTCGCCAACCACACAGAACACAGAGTTTGCCTTGAATAACAATAGCTTTTCATCTATCACCCCAAGCCCTGTAATTGCACCATCTCTTTGATCAATATTCTTAACGAAAGAAGCACTGAACTCAGCCACGCCACCGGGCACTACTTGTTTAGAGAACCACCAAGTAAGCGGATGCTCGCTAGGCACAGCAATTATCCTATTTTTATAGGTAGTCATAATATTGGTTGCAGGCAGCGGATCGTTTTCAAGCACCCCACCATCGGTATACAATACATTGTTACCAACAAGGGCTGTGTCTGACATGGCATCGAAGTAATATGCAAAATCATTCGTGGTTACGTTTAACAAAGGCAATGTAACAGAAGTTGCTTGGTAGTAACGAGAGCCACCAGCTTCTGTTCTGTAAATTACGCATCTAACATTAGACTTTTGCGTAAGCCTTAATGTGGGAAAGGCAATGAAGTTAGCTCCGACATTGCTTACGGTTAATGGTTGAGTTGAAACCGTACTTGTAGCATTAGCATCAAGAGTTGCATACCAACTTGGACCACCAAAAGAATAAGATCTTGGAGCTGTAATAACCTTTGGTGTTCCAGTAAAGCCAGAGTTAGTAATCTTCTGTCCAACCTTAAGCGCAAAGGCTCCTGGAAAATAGACCAAGCAGTTATTGGTAGTAGATGCAAAGTTAGGGCTAACCGTTACTGTTGTTCCTACAATATTAGTAACAGAATGAACCGTTGTGCCCACTCTGATCGATGTGCCGATTGCAATTCTATCTAAATCAGTAGCTGATATAGTAAATGTATTAGTTCCAGAGGTGAAGGTTGCATAGACCCTGTTAATTAATATGTATGGGGCTGATGCAATCGCACCAACTGATGTCGTTGGAATTAATGCCATACCACCTGGACCATAAGTAAAGCCAGTATATCCAGAAGTAACATTGATAGACGTCCCGTTGCTTAGATTATAAAGCTCCATATCATGCCTAAAGATCTGAGCAAAATCTGGATCAACCAATATTGATGTAGATTGAGGAGCGGTCTCTACTGCATAAAACTGCATATATGGCATGTTAGGCAAAGACACATAGGGGTAACCAACAGTTGTGGTACCAGTGCTGACATAGTTTCTAGTCACTGTTGGAGTTGTAGCACCCGAGCCAGTGGCATTTGCAGACATTTTAATAGCCCCAGTGTCGAGCCCCACAATGTAGGTATTTGCTGGAATATTTGTCCCAGAAATAGCCATCCCGATAGCTACATTATAAGCCGTTGGGTTGTATGAAGTAGAAATGGTATCAGAACCAACTGTTGATGTTGCTACTGGTAATACAACAGATGATGAAACTGTCTTACTGTTGCCAGTACTTGGTGCTGATCTATGGATCTGACCCTGATTATCAGTCCATTCATAACACACCTTATATGAGTAAGATGAACCAACCTCTAATGAGCCAAGACCTGTTTGAGGTCCTACATATACATTCTCAGGATACTGGTGATAACCATGCTCAACAATGCTTGAGCCATCATACATGGAAAGAACACCGCCTGAGATGTGAAGATTGTTGGCAATCGCTTGATTAACCAAAGCCTGTCCAAAGTTAAAGGTCATGGCCTGTATTGATGACTGGGCATAAGCAACGCCTGAGATTACGTTAAGATTCTCTTTATAAGCCCCAGCTATCATAAACACACCACTTGATACTGTGTTTGATTCACTGATGTGATTACCAGCTTGTGGGTATGGGTTGGAGTTATCTTGAGTAGCTTTAGCCACCACAATACCAGAGCTATTAATTAAGAAGTATGTTGGCTGCTCTTGTGAGTATCTTCCAGCTAAGTAATAAGTGTCAGAGCCATAGGCAAATGGTTTACCACAGATAAATACTCCACGATTTAAATAAGCTGGTGTGCCCACTGTTCCAGTTCTGGTTAATGTCATCTTGCGAACATAGCTAGTCTCTAGAGTATTAGAGTCATAAGTTAGATTAGTCTGAGCAACCCCAGTCCAAAGGCCATAGCCTGAACCATTTGATGCGTAGCCTGTAATATTAGTGAAATTATCGGCCACTGTCTCAATGCTAGTTGGTGCCAACACCTGAGTAGAAAGGGTTGAGTTATACACGAAGTATCTAATCCCGAGAGTTGATCTAACGTAGTTAACCCATACTTCATTAAGCACTGAGTCTGTATATACGGCAATGCCATAGTTTGCATCCTGTGCTGTTGCTGTGGTCTTAGCAGATAACGACAGAGCACTTGATAATGAATAAAGGCCAACACCAGAGCTTGAATCATATGCAATGTACATAGTTGATCCAAGTACTGCGATATCAAACACCCAGTAAGATGTAATGTCTGTAGCAATAGTAACAGCAGAACCAAGTGTGGTCGGTGTTGCTATGTTTATCGCTTTATACTTAAGCTTATTGTCTGAGTAGTCGATGTAAACGATAACGAAGTAAGAACCGATGGCTTTAACTTTAGCATAATATGCAGTTGTTGACACATCCACATTGTCCACAATCTTTTGCCCAGTTGATGAGTCAATAATCGTGTACTTAGCAGCACTTGTTGATGAGTCACCATAAACAAAGCATTGAATGTTGGAGTTAATGGCGCTATCTGCATCTGATTGGTTATAGTTATTAGCTACAATACTCTGATTAGCCACACCTACGGCAACTTTGCTGCCTTTAATGTCCATCTTAGCTTCGCTAGCAGAGTATGAATAGACATTGGCACCATCGCAACCAACTAGTTCGTTGGCATATGGAGCAATCATATTGCCTGATGACATCTCACCGGATTGCGCAAGCCTGTCAAAGCCATAGCGCTTTTGAATCTTATTAATCGCTTTAAAGAACCCATTTTTAAGAACAAGTAGTTTACCTAAAGCAATCTGCTTAGGGTCTCGTTTGGTATCTACACCCTTGTCGAAAGAAATGGATATGTTTTGCTTCTCTAAAGCCATTGATCACCTCAAAAGACATAGATATCAACAACAACACCCGCGCTTGAAATAAGCATAAGGGTTTTTTGGGGAGTTGTATTGCTATCTTGAGCATCATAGATTGAAGCGCTGGCCCTTTGTCTAACAATGAACCAGCCTTGCAGTTCTCTATCTAGCCCGTGATTAATTGAATTACTGCCAGATACTAACGTCACTTTGCTCAAGATATAACCGTCTACTTGAGGGTTCTTTAGAATTGGAGAGAGAGCATTAGCAATGTTGTCTTGTAACTGATTGACTACTCGATCAGTTGTTTGGACCTTGCTAAAGCTTCTCATTAAAATGCTCCTGCGCCGTAACCACTGCCAGAGCCTGTTGGCCACCATAGATCAGAGAACTGAGTATCTCCAACAGTTGCAGGATTACCAGCGTCTCTATTCTCTGCAGCATTCTCTATTCGCTTAATCAGCTCTGCTTTCTGTAAAGCAAACACCGTTACATCACTCTCTTGCTTGGCTAATGCCTTAATGCAAGCGTCTACAATAATGTACTCAGTCCAGCCAGAGATACCATCAACGGTATCGCCATCAGCAGACAGAGTTGTTAGCTTAGGCACATACCACACTCTGATGGTTTGATTACCTGCAGGTGTTGGGGTTAGCCAAAGCTTATCGCCGTTTAAGCGATAGCGCATATTGGTTACGCCATAAAATGACTGAAAATTAGGGACAGCATAACGATTTCGATCAGAAAAATTAAATGGTCTGATGGTGACGAAAGAGTCGTTAGTGTTGCTAAGAGCCAGATCAACACCAAGAAGCTTGTAAAAATCAGTAGGGAGAGAAAAAAACTGATTACTTCCATCGGTAGTGATTGTGTAGGGATTAGCGACATAATAATTGTCTCCATACTTTTGCACCAGTAAATCATACAGCTCAAAGTAGCTCTGATTAATATACGAAGTCAGCTCACTATCACTAATGAACTGATCGTTAACCATATCTGATCTTTGTCTGACTGCTGTTCTAAGAGCCAATAGTGACATGGTTGTTGCCATGGTTCACCCCTATTCAGCTTCTGATTGTTCTTGCGCTTCGTCTTGCTCTTCATCCATTAACTGGATCTGATGCCAGAAAGCCTTTAAAGCAGAGACTAAATCCATAGCAGATTTATCCTCGAATGCTTTAATCATATCTTCAGCAATAGCTTTTAGAGCTTCATCTTTATCATCAATGGCCTGCTCAGGCACAACATCCTGGCGGCTTTCACCACCACCAGGCTTCATTTTTGACAAGATGATTGAAACCGTCTTTTTGTTATCAGGTATAATCATCTTAAAACTCCTTAGTAAGCTGAGCTGTTGCCAACTACGATATGTAAGATAAACTCTTCCCCACTTGCAGGATCTGTTGCTGTACCAGCAGAGTCTTGAAACTGAACAACAACTGTTGGAGTTGTCGCATTAGTTACAGCTTGAGATACAACAAAAAACTGAGGAGCAGCAGCAGCACCACCCGTACCGATAATGCTAACTTCACAACCTAAGAATTTATAATAAGAGTCTTGCAAGGTAATTGTGTATTTACCTGCAGAGTTTCTTACAACTGTTGAAATACCTTTTGAGTTTGCAACCACTTTAGTCGGAGCACCAGTAGCGCCAACAGTAACATCGCAAAACAAATCAACTACGTTTTTCTCTAATGAATATCTGAATTGTTGAAAAAATCTATTAGCCATAAAATCATCCTTTCGATCATCTTGATCGTGGGCGGTTATACAAACAGGCAGAGCCCCCTCACCCTGTAGGTGGAGACCCTAGAGGACGTTTTAAGTCCAATAGGGCCCCATTTTAATTAAGCAGACAATGAAACAACTGCATTCCATCCAGGAGCAGCACATGCCAATTGGTAGTATGCACCAACGCGCAACTCACCAGCATCAGCATTAGATACCCGCAACATCTCTAGGCCATCGCCGTATTTCAAGATTTGAGGAGCATCACCTAATGACATAAGTCTCCAAGTGTCCATTTGTAACATGTACATACGAGCAGCTTGGCTATTTCTGTCTGGGAAGATGTCTACAACACTGTTAGCGCCGTTTACTGCAATACCACGGAAAGAGATATCAGCAGGTCCTTTTGCGTTAACGTATTGAACCTTAGCACCCAATGCTTTTTCAAGAGCAGAGTAAGATGCAAAGTTAGTGATACCTTTTCCTACTTTACCACCCTCACGAGCAACCAAAGCAGTAGCATCAATCATCGCTTCTTCGATAGACTGAGCAGAACCATCGTAACGAACACCAGCAAGACGAACAGAATCAACTGAACGGTCTACACCGAAGAAATTGTCACCACCAGTAGGTGCAGTGGTAGGCAACCAAGCAGCTAAACCTTTAGGTTTCAAGTTTACGTCACCTTGGATTAGCAAGTAGTCATTTGCAGTCCAACCAGATGGAGTAGCAGCAGAACCACCTAAACCAGATGAAGCAACTGTAACAGTTCCAGCAGAACGGTTTACAGCGATAACGTAACCAAGAGCAGCACGAGGAGTACCACCATCAGTAGCATTAGCTTGCAAAACCATGTTCACCTCAAATTGAACCACATCTAGAGCAGAGCTAAGAGTGATAACACCAGTAGAGATAGAACCGATTTGTCCGATAGAACCAGTACCACTTCTGAAAATACCAGATGCGATTTGGTTAGTAGCAGAGCGAAGAGCTGAATCGATTACCAATTTAGCACCCTCTAAGAAAGCCATTTTGTCAGTCTTAGAAGCAAGCATAGTTTGGTTATCGATAGTAGCAATTGAGTACTGGCTTACGCGAGTAAGCAAGAAAGATTGCAACTGAGCAGCTGATTGATTGGTCTGTGCTGTTGAAAATGTAGCAGAGATACCTTGATTGTTCCCAGTGATGATCGGTTGTGGATAGTATTTACCACCGAACTCTGTGAATTTTGGTAACATTGCAAACAAAGGGTTGTCAGCATAGACCATGTTGTTGATGACTTGACCTGAATAAAGCTCTTTAAGAGCTGCATTCATGGCCGTTAAATCCATATAAGCAGATACTGCCATAATAATACTCCATGTTAATTGGTTTAATGTTTGTTTGTTTTATTCGCTATAACTGGTGCGAGTATTATCTAACTTCGTTTAGGCTTTACCCATACCTACCGGGAATTTATCACTTCTTAAGTTACTTACAGTTTACACCACACATCATTTCGTCAA